TTGTTGTGATACCATAACCTAGATTTATCTTTATAATAGATATTACATTGTTTGCATCTATATTTCATTACACAATTATTATCAACCATTGACATAAAATATATTATAGAATATATATCCTTAAGCATTTTAATATTTATTTCAACTTTCAACTGTGAGGAGAGGGTCGCGAGAAATATTTTTATAAATTAATGTTAATTTATAGATAATAATTCATATTATTTTGATTTAATTAAATATCATATTAATAATTATCCATTAAATAATTCCATTAAAAATTGGATTCGCTTAGTTTTACAAACTAATCAAATATTGTCATTTAATTAAATTTATTAAATGGTTTTTTGGTAATATTTATAATTAAAAATAACCAATTAAAATAATATTATTTTATGGAAACATAAACATCATAGTTAAAAAAAGAATACATTAAAAAATAAAAAAATTTCGCGCGCCAAGTTTGAATACATGTATTCGAGTTTATAGAAACTAATGTATATTTTAGTATAATAAATAATACTAAATAATTTTACGTAGTATTATACATAGACAAAATAATTATAATAAAATGTATAGTGTATACCAAATATTTTATTGAAATCAAATAGTAAACATAATAGTTTAAATATTAAACTCTTTATTATTTGTAGTAGGTTTTTTAATAAAATTATCAAAGTTGATTTCACATTCACTATCGCTATCAAAATCACTAAGAGAATCTTCAGAACATTCTTCTTCAGACATTTTTTCAATTTCTAAAATTTTATCTTCAAATTGTTTAGTAATATTATTTGGTGTAACATTTTGGTCAGAAATAAGTAGTTTAGCTGTATTAATAACCATATATTTTTTATTGTATGACAATTCATTAACTTTATCATGAAAAATTTTTTTATATTTATCAGAAAACATGATAGTTTTAAGTTTATCAAAACACTCTTTATATTCTTTATGTGTTTTACATAGTGAAGCCAAATTATTCATATGAATAAATAATATTTTATCAAAAAGTTCTTTCTTAGTTTCTTTAATAAATGTATTAGTTTTATAGTCAAGTGTATTAACATATTTATCGTTAATAGCACTAGTATAAAAGTTATGGTGTTGTGGTAATCTTTCATTAAAATTTAACTTATCAACTAATGTAATAATACCATTTAAACCATCAGAAACAATTAAATTTTTTTCAGCCTTAGTTAATAAATTAAAATTTTCATCACCAGTTTTACAAATATTAAGTGTACGATTATTAATTGACCCATTATTAACAATATTATTATAAACAATATTTTGTTTTGTGTCAATTTTATTTTCAAGTAGTGTAATTTTATGTGTGAGGTCTTTTATGTATTCAAGTAATATACTATTGTTGATATAACTATTTTTATTGCATGATTTTTCATGTCTCCATCTACTTTGTCGTGTAGACAATATTTTTTTACAATATTTACAAACACAATTTTCATTATTTTGTATAGTATTTGATGTTAAATTATGTGTATGAACATTATGTATACGTGATTTTACATTTTTGGTTACATTTGTATTTTGTAAATTATGGAATTTATTGTTGTGATTCCATAGACTTTGATAAGACTTGTATAATTTATTACATATATTGCATTTATATTCCATAAATTTTAAAATATTATATATAAACATTAGAAATTATATCCTTAAATAAAAAAAAAGTTTAAACTCGTATACGTAACATTTTAGGGTCGCGCGCGCGAGAAATATTTTTATAAATTAATGTTAATTTATAGATAATAATTCATATTATTTTGATTTAATTAAATATCATATTAATAACTATCCATTAAATAATTCCATCAAAAATTGGATTCGCTTAGTTTTACAAACTAATCAAATATTGTCATTTGATTAAATTTATTAAATGGTTTTTGGTAATATTTATCATTAAAGTTAACCAAATAAAATAATATTATTTTATATAAACATCGTTTAAATATTAAATTAAATTAGAGAAGCGCGATGTGTCACTCATAAAACATGTATTATACATTTCCCCATTCATGAAATTAATACAATTGTTGCAATGGGTATCATAAAATTCTAGATAAATATTCAGTATAATTTAGTAATACATAGGAGTTTTGGTCTCGTAATTTAATAAATATATTACAAGCTTCTTACAGTCATCATAATCACTCATACAATTTCTATCAATTTCATCATATATAATTTTGTTTGATGGTATACACCATAGCCTCGAAGAGGCGTATACGACTTAAAACCTTTAGTTGTATGTCTATAATCTGGTTGCATCTTTAGCGTAGCAAATCCATGTTACAATACGGCTATTCTTTTTACAAGAGACAAACAATACTTTGTTATTTTTTTGCGCGAATTTTTCATTAGAGATGACAACAATTTGATATTTTAACAAATAAATTATCAAATAGTTTAATTAATTGATTATATTGAAGTAATGGATGAATGTTTAAGATATTCGCAAAATATTGATACTTTTTATGACTACATGTTTGACATCATCAATATTACTAAAAATAAATATAAACAATCATTTGTTAATTATATAGATAATAAAATTAATGAGGAAGTATTTACTGATCCCGTTAATAAACAAATAAAACCAATAAAAAAATCCAAACAAATGGAAATATAAGTTTAGGTGCTTTTTTATTAAACTTATAATCAATTGATTGATTTTTAGTAAATTAACAGCATAATGCTATGGTTCTTGTTACACAAGAGACACACCCATCAAAAATAGGATTCATATTGCTTTTTTAAAGCAATCCAAATAAAACCATTTGATAAAACTATTAGATGGTTTTCGCTGATTTTTCATTAGAGATGACTAAATAAAACCCACTATTTAAGGATTAGTTATATATGTTATTTAATGAATGAAAATATAAATAACAAAAGTCGGTATGACAACTTAGAAGAGTTTTTTGCAATGAAAGAAAAAAAACATATAGAAATCGAAGAAAGAAAAAAAATTAGTGAAATTAATATGGAAATTAACAAAAGAGGTAACAAACTTTCAAAAATAACAAAATTAGTTTCAAGAGATATGACAACGACAAAACAAATAGACAGCGATATGATTAATGCAATTAAAAATAAAATTAATAAACATGACAACTTTTCATCTTTACAAATTGATATTATATTTACATTATATTTATATGTTTTGAAAGAACTTGATAATAAATCTTATTATTATAATTTTGGTATTATTTATAATCAATTTAAAAAATATAGCAAAGAAGCAAAAGATTTTAATAATTACTATAATCATATTAAGCAACATAATTTTATTTTACTTGTAATGAAAAAACATCTTGTGCAAAATATTACACTTAATCAAATTTTATTTGATGATTATGTTTCACAATTTGTTTGTAAATCAGGATTTAACATATTTAACTTTACAGAACTTAAAAATGAAACAGATAAGCTTATGGATATGATAGTTAAACATAATGATAATGTTATACATTATTTTGAATTTACTAACAATATAGATAATAAAATAAAAAAACAAAATATTATCAAATCATTCACCGAAAAATTTATAAAAACATATAAGTATTCTTTATCAAGTAACAAACCCGAAATATATATATATAATTTAATTGTCGAACTATCAAAAACCATTAATGAAATTATATTTGTTACACTTCAGTTTACTTTACCTGTTTCTTACATTAAACCGTTATCATCAGATATTCTAGTTGTTTTAAAAATTAATGGTTATTTACATTTTTGTATCATCGAACATGATGGTCCAACTCATTATAATTTTAAAGATTATAGATTTTATTCTGCTATTACTAAAAGAGATATGACTAAAAATAAGTTTTGTATTGATAATAATATAAGCATTATTCGGATTCAAGATAAAAATAAAAATATTAATAATGAAGTTTCTTCTTTTATTCTTAGTATCATACAAAATAATGGAGAAGCACAAACAAAAATACCGAATAATGAGTTTTATAATGAACTTATTGTTAGCTTTGATAAATATTCTGAAGAAATATTTACAAAATATATTATTGAAAATGAAGAAAAAATTAAAATTAACAATTTACATAAATATTGCGTTGAAAATGGATGCAATATTTACAATAATAAAAATAACACAAAATATTTTATTGATAATAGTATAGATGCTAATTACATCATTAAATAATTACATACACTTATACCATTAAATTTAGTGGGTGATACTTTTTCATTAAAGCCAACCATTTTGACAGTATAATATCTCTTTTAAGGCTAGATTATAAAAACACAATGGATAATTGTTTTGAAAATATTAATTTACTTATTAATCAAGTAGTTAATTCAAATGTATCTATTTATTCTGGAATACCAACTGACGAATTTTATGATAAGTTATTGTTAAGTTATTATAATAAAATCAAATAATTTTATTAAACTTTTTATTTGTTTAATAAAAAGTTGGTGCCACAGCGCTTTGCTGAAAATTAGTTACAAATATTTGGTATCAATTAAATTATCCCAACAAAAATCTGATTTGTATGTCTTAAAAAGACATCACTACGCTGTGGCTTTTGCGTGGCAAAAGACGCACCAAATAATTACCATTTGTTAATATTATTTAATGGTTTTGCTTGATATATTTCATTAAAGATAACTATATTTTAATGACATATATATTAAATTAAACATTGATTTCTTTATTTTTGGTTTTACGTGATTTTTTTTGTTTTTCATTAACTTGTTCTTCAGTTGTACTTCTTTTAAATTCTTCAATTTGTTCTAATATATTTTCTTTTGTTTTTTCGTCACTATTTAAGACTATCAATAATTTCATCAAGTTCATCATTTAAGTTATCATTATTAAATTCTTCTAATAGTTGTTCATTAGTATTTTGTAAATTTGAGTTATTTGCTTGTTTGTTTCCTTTACATTTTCTTTTATGAACTGCTAATGACTTAAGATTTGTACCAATGAAATTTTCACAAAGATTACATTTTAATGTACTGCTATTTTTAAATGAAAATTTTGAAGACAAATAATTATTTAAATTTTTAAGTTCCATTTCTTCAATGTATTGAATTGTTTTTTTTGTTGATTCCTTAATGTGATTTAACGTTAAGTCTCGTTTTAGTAAAAAAGTTTGATAATCATTATTTATTTGTTCAATAATTTCGGTGGTTATTGTTATATTTTTTTTGTTTTCCTTTAGTTTTGTTCCTAAATTATCAATAATGTCAACAGCTAATCTTATCTTTTCAACATCGTATTCCATGTTATGAACATAAATACATATGTTATTATTTTTTGTTATGTCTATTTGAAAATTATTTTTATTCGCAATTCCAGACGATATCGACAACATAATACCAGACATATTTGTTTCATTAACATCACGAATAAATTTATCAATATCTGATACCGGTACATTAACTTTAAAATCTTTAACTTCAAACAAGATTGGTTCCATATTAATTCTTTTTAATATTATATCTCCTGATTTTGATTCTTTTGATTTTCTTAATATTTCAGAAGATTTATATAATCCACATAACAATTCCTCAATATTATTTTCAGCCATTTGACCTTTTAATGTTGAATTATTGTATTTATTTATATATGATATTAAATTTGTATTTGTTTCTTTTTGAATTTCTGAACTTATAATATTAATTTTTTTTATTTCATTTATGTTATTTTGTAGTCTTTCCTCGCTTTTATGAACATGACTTAATAATGACGACTCAATGTTTTTTATCATTTCTAAATGTTTTGTTTCAATAACATCTAATTGATTTGATTTTTTAAGTTCATTTTTAAATTCTTGCAATATTGATTCATACTTTTGATAATACTCAATATTTGATTTGGGAATAATTTCATTTATTATTTTGGTTTGTTCTCTTTCCATTTTATCAATAATCTTTAATATATTATCATTGTCGCTTTTATCGATAAGTAACTTAATATCAGAAATAAATTCGCTTTTTTGTTCATACATTTTTAATGAAATACTATTTATTGTATCTTTATTTAATTTTTCAGCGGAATCTTTTATATTGTTAATATCTTTTCCAATATTTTTTATTGTTTCAAATAATTCTTTTGATAAACTATTTGTTAACTCGCCATTTATAGTTGTTATAATTCTGTCAAATAGTTCTACCATTATGTCATTCATTTGAATAAAATCAATATTTTTATGTTTACTATAAAATTCAAGTGTTTTTTTACTTGACGTTTTTAATTCGATGATATCTTTATCTGCTTTTTGTTTAGTACTCATTATATATATTATAATAATATATTTTTATATATTATTTGTAACTTTATTTCTAACTTACAATAAATGTTACATTTTATTGTAACATTTATTCTAGGATACAAAAAACATTACAATATTATTTATTGAATTCAGTTAATAATTATATTAGATGGATTTCGCTTATGCAGTTCAGTCTAATGAATTCAGTTAATAATTATATTAGATGGATTTCGCTTATGCAGT